CACGCACTTAATTGCGAAGCCGCCGCTAGACTAATCCGTGAGGCATTAGCCGAGCCTGTGAAGCAGGAGCCGGTGGCGACTGTCAATGCAAATGATGAGGGTTATTGGATGATGCTGACCGGAGGAAAATGGGGCGAGGCTTCATGCGCTCATTGCAATCGGTCGCTTGGCGCGGCAATTACGTGCCATCACTGTGGATATATAAATTCACATGTCGATTCTGTATACACGCCGCCTGAAGATGTCGAAAAAACGGCGAAATCTATACATGACAAGTCTACTAATCTCTGTCAAAACTCTACTGAATTAGTAGAAACCGACAAGTCCAAAATGCGGCATCGATACGCAGGTAGCTTTGGAGGCTGACATGAGCGAATGTCCTATTCTGACAGCGACAGAGCTGGTCGCTATTACTGGTCGTATAAGACGGTCGTCTCAGGCTAAAGAACTAGATGCCATGGGTATCGCTTACCGATTGCGTTCAGATAAGAGTATTGTTGTATTCCGCTCGGAGTTACCCGGTAATGAACAGGCCACGAAAACAAAACAGAGACCTCCCCGCTTGTGTTTATCTTAAGCACGGAGCTTACTTTTTCGTCAAAAACGGAAAATGGCACAACTTGGGAAAAGACAAAAAAGCGGCGCTAGCAGAATACGCTAAGCGACTTGTTGCGCCAAAAGATGGCATGGCCGGTCTTTTGGCTGAATGGTTTGATGAGATTGAAGTGGCAGAATCCACTAAAAAAAGCTATCGCCACGCGGTCAAAGTTTTGTCTAAGATATTTGCTGAGTTTGAACCGCATCATGTTACGGCAAGAGATGTTCTGGCGATGATGCACCACTACAGAAAGAAACCAGCCTCAGCCAACCTGTATCGAAATGTTTTGCTCTGCGCTATGGATAGAGCATTTATGCTCAACATCATCGAGCGCAACGTGGTGACTGACGTTAAGCCTTACCCCGCCAATAAACGGGACAGGTACATTACCGACGCCGAATTTGTTGCGATTAGAGGTAAGGCCACCCCTACCCTCAAGATCATTATGGATCTGTGTTACCAGACCGGTCAGCGTATTAGCGATGTGCTTGCGATTAAGCACAGCGACATTAGCGAGGAAGGTATTTACGTGTTGCAATCAAAAACCAAGCACAGAATGGTTATTGGTTGGTCACCAGAGCTTCGGCAGGTTGTTGCAGATGCTAAGGCACTGCACAAGTGTCTACGTGGCATGACGCTACTGCATACGCGGCGTGGAACACCTTTTACCTATTCAACAATCAGAACCTTATGGGACAGAGCGAGGACTGCTGCAAAAGTAGAAGATGCACACATCCATGACATACGAGCCAAGGCTGCTACGGATGCCGAGAAGCAAGGTCAGGATAGCAAAAAACTGCTGGGTCACCGATCGGAATCTAGCCATAATCGCTACCTAAGAAGCAAAGAAACTCCGGTGGCAGAACCAGTTCGTATTAGACAGTCTAATTGAAATGAGGCAAAAATGGCCGCAAACCCGCATGATATAAGGTGTCGCATTTATGGCATCAGCACACTCTAAAACACGAATTAACTACATGATTTAATTAATAAATCGACAATCCACTGTCTAACAAAATGAGGTATTGCGTTTGCTCTGGAGCCCGCGTGTTTATTGGGCGTGTTTCGGAGTTTTAGACACTATTTTCGGCCTCTGTGCCGACGCCCTGCTTCCTGAACCAAGTCCCAATCCTCTCGGCACTCGGAATCACACCAGCGGCGGCCTCCCTTGAGTTCGGCATTACACCAAAGGCAATGGCCGGTAACCGGTGCCTCTGGTGTAGCCTCCCTGGCAGACTTTATGGCCAGATCCCTATCTAGCTGCTCACGGTCGCTGGCCTGGTCGTAAATATCGCTCATTTTGTAACCAGGCGGCTGACAGCTGCGGACATGGCGGCGGTCTTGTCGGCGCTGCCACGGCTAGAGCCGAAGAAGTAGCTGACGACCTGTTGAGCGTTTGCGGCTACATAACCGACTACGGTACCGACTAGGCCAGCCACGGTTGCCACGATGGCAACGTCTTTAATGGTGATGCCGCCGGTCATGATCTGAAAGCTGCCCCAAAGGACGCCAAACATAACCAGGGCAAATGTGCCAAGGATAACGATGCCTAAGTTAAATACGCCTTTGTTTTCAGCGAATACGTGCCGTGCGTCTGAGGTGTCGGCAATCAAAGCCTTTTCCAGATCGATGTCCATCTCTTTCATTCGGATGGCGAACTCCTGGTCGGCCTGTTTGATAGCCAGAATCTGATCCGGGGATGCCGTGGCCAGCGCGGCGGCGATGTCATCCTCTGAGCCATCGGGCGTTCCTAGCAGTGCTTCAGATAGCGCACGTACACCTAGCCCAGCAAAGGGGCCGCCGAGCGCAGTGGCAATAGTGGGCGCTACAGCCTTAACGAGCGATTTCCAATCGAAGTTCATAGCAGTTTTCCTGACATTGAGTAGATGTTGTGGCCCAGCTTCATGGCATAGAGCAGGCATAAAACAAAAGTCAGCGGATCATTCCATGCCAGCAGAACGGCGATAATCAGAGATCCTTTGACCAAGGCCAGCGTTAGGCCTACACCAAGCCGGTAATACATTTTGAGTAGCGTCTGACTCTCGACGATGCCACCGTTTTTGATAATCCAAGCCGTCTGCAGGCTGTCGATGATCTGGAGGCATAAAAAAATGCTCATCATTAAGGTAGTCATGCCGGGTAGTCCTTCCATGGCAATTGAAAGTGCGGCCCGTCTTTGAACTTCTTCCAATCACCACCCCACTCCAGCGGAATACCGAGTTGCTCGGCAGCGTCTTTCATTGCGTCGGCAATCTTGTGATAGAGCGGCCAATCCCATCGAACGGTACCGGCAACGACAGCCCCCAGATCTACAGCGTGCCCTGTCAGGTGACGGCTTTTCAGCGTGGTTGTTGCTTTGGCGGCCAGCAGCTGCTCTTGCTTGGCCAGCGAACGAACGCCTTCCAAAACGGCGAAATCTACTTCGCTCAATTCCAAGGCCCGGTTCACGACAGAAACTAAATCGGGGTGGACTCCGGTTAGGCGGTCTTTTGACTTCTGCGATAGTTGAAATGTCATTTCAGGTCCCGGATTTTGTACTTGTTGCGCGACAACAGGCTGCAGATTGCGTCGATGCTGTTTTGGATGTAGCTTTCATCGCTGACCTGATACCTGTTGGCTTTGACGTAATCAAACAGTTCCGTCACAAAACCGAGGGGGTCGCTCTCTGGCGCAACAGCCACCGTGACCGCTGGGTAGTCGACAATCGGGCCGTATTCGCCAATGCACTCCTCGGCTAGCGTATCGACCAGACCGGGCAGCTCCGAATAAAGGCCGTTAAGCGCATCGTGACGGCTGAATGACGGCGTTTTCAGGTGGTGGATATGTAACGCTGCCGATGCAGAGATCAGGCGTGCCAGAAACTCAACACGGGCTTCGGAGGTCACTGGTGCGATGCGGGTCAGGATGCGACCCTTGGTTTGCGGATTCATTTCTGGTTCCTTGGTTGGGTGATGTCTTTAACTTGCGCTTCGACACGGGCGATAGACTCCTGTTGCAGACGGTTGATAACCAGTGCTTCTTGGACGTTGGTAAAAACCCATGCCATCGACGAGATGACCATCACTTGAACTGCGCCGAATACGATGCCAAGCGCCCATCCCGCACCTTTAGCCTTGTTGATGGCCTCGTTGGTGTTTGCCTCAACCGTATTGATGCGCGAATTCAAAGATTCGTACTTCGTCCGGCTGTCGGAGATCGCCTTCCAGAGCTGGTCGATGTTTTCGCGGGAGTTCTCGCCGTGGATGACCACCTCGGCAATTGTTTTGTCTAGCTTTGCGATCTGGGTGACGTTTGTCTTGATGTCTGTGACCTGATCAATCAGCGTCTTGATCTGGATCTCAAGCCGTGCCAATTGCGTTTGTGTGCTCATGTCTTCCAACTGTTTTTGATCGCCCATAGCTACCCCTTGGCCGTGACGTTTTTGCGCATTGTGACGCGATTGTGGAGGTCGTTATTCGAGGCCGAGGCGATGCTTTTCGCCTCTTCCCCATGCCCGGCACTCTTCAACGTAAGCGTTGTACGCAGACGCCTCTGGGTCAGGAACAAACGAAAACAGCTCAATTCGGAGAAACTTCAACTCGTCATTGATGCTGTATTTGGCACGGATGTACTCGACCACCTTGCGGTTGATCTCATCAATCTGTGCCTGCCGAGCCTCGAAGTCGGTCATTAGGCAAAATCCGACTTCTTGAAGCCGTAGCGCTTGATGGTTGTCAGGTCTTCGACCGTTTCCCATACCGGCTCGACTGCTGGGCCTTCGTAACCGGGCTGGCCATAACCTTCCGGATAAACGGCGGTATTTTGCTGGCGAGTCATCGAGCCCTTCAGGTAAGCCATGAACTCAAGGTATTGCGCTGGGTCCGTATCTTTGAGGCTGTCGAGGTCTGCGCGGGTGTTAATCACAGGTAATGCCATGATGTTTCTCCATCCATTTGAAAAGATTGTGGGTGTCGGCCCAGCCAGCGTGGCCAGACCATGAAGCAATAAACTGTTTCAGCGCAGCGTCATCACTGTGCCTGACATATCGCGCCACTTTGCGTTTGGCGCGCAGCACCGAGTCTGGCCGCAGCAACTTGTGCGTTGGCCATATCCGGTACCCTAGAAAGTTGATTCCGTGGTTAATGCCTGAGCAAGACCATTTGCTGATCCGCATCCCCATCTCGTCAGCGGAAAACTGCTGAATCCTGCGGAAATCGTCTCGCAATGCCACTGGATCAGAACCCAGAATCACGATGTCATCCATGTAACGAGCCCAGAGCCTGTGGCCAAGCTCGTCATGGATAAACCGATCAACCATGCCGCCGTACACATTGGCAAAAAGCTGGCTGGTCAGACTTCCAATCGGAATGCCGCAACCATCCGGCGGGATAATCTCGCGCAATATCTTCAGCGTTAATTCGCATCCAATCTTTCGCTCAATTCGCCCGTGCAAAATCTTCCGATTAACTGACGGGAAGAACTTGCTGTAATCGGTCTTTAGAAAGTGCGTTATTCCCGGTTTACGAATCGCTGCCTGCACGTAGCGAACTCCAGCGTGTGTACCCATACCTGGGCGGCACGCAAAGGTGTTGTGCAGCAGCGTTCGCTCAAAGATCGGACCGATCACATTGCAAAGCGCGTGCTGTACTAACCGATCCTTGAAATCCAGAGCGGATATCAGGCGAGGTTTTGGCTCGTAAATAACGAATTCTCGGTAACCGCCAATGGTGTATGCACCATCGAGCAGCTCCTCGCGCAACCTTGTTAGGTTGAGCTCGGCAAACTCTTTGAATTCAAGGTAGCCAAACGTCATACGCTTGGCTTTGGCTGTTCTCCAAAATGCAACCCGAAGGTTCTCTGGATGGGTAATGCGTTCAATCAATCGCTTGTGGCGTTTCATGAGAATGTCGGCTTTGCCGTTCCCTTCTGCTTGTGGCATTAGGTACCAGGCAAAGTTCCGAACCCAGTAGCGTATTTCCCGAAGGAGGACAAACAGGCTGACCACATCAAACAAGGTCAGCCGGTGGCGCCGTAACAGCCACCGAGCGGATAAAACATTGTCGTCACAGACGCCGCGAGCCCCGATGTTGTTGTTCGAGTTCGTGGGAGAGTTGTTCCAGTTCGAGTAGCGCGAACCGGAGTTCGCACCGTTGCCCCGGTTGCCCCAAAGATTGACGGCGTCGTTCTCCTGCCTGCCCTTTGCGTTTCTGCTTCACAATCCATGCGCCCATCATTTTGCCGACCTCGGCTAACAGCACCTGGGCTGTTTCGCATTGGTGGCTCGTCATGGCACGCACAGGCTGCTTGGTCAGAAACCGCATCCAAAACCGCAGCTTGGCCAGACCGGCGTCCGCTGCGTAGAGGCGAGAAATCTGGTTTGATTTACCCGCCTCGATAAACAGATCAACCTGAGCAAACAGGCGATCAATAAACATGTCACGGACAATTCCGTGCTTTCTGGGGATGTTCTGCGCGATAGGATAGAGGTACGCAATAACGCCTTCGTACCTCTCCACGATGGCCATCTGGTCATAGCAGAAAAGCGCTTCCTTGATTGGTTCCATCGTGGCTATCGCCCCGATCAGCCAAGAATCATGTGGTCACAGACGCCGCGAGCCCCGATGAAGTTGTTCGAGGACGGGGGAGAGGAGTTCCAGTACGAGGAGCGCGAACCGGAGGACGCACCGTCGCCCCAGTAGCCCCCAAGAACGACGGCGTTCGGGAGCTGGTAGGTCGAACCACGGCCACCGGTATTTGCGTTCCACCCAGCCGCAGCTGCGCCGCCGCCGAACTCGTCTCCCCACTGCTGCATTACGCCAGAAACTTGGTTGCAACCCCACTTTGAGACATACGCCGCATTCCAGATGGTTGATCCTTGGTCGGTACCGATAGACGATGCTTCTGTGGTGCCGTAGGCCAAAGCCGCAAACTCTGCGTGACGAGCGCCGCGCTTACCGGCTGCACGCAGCACCTCCATGGCTTCCCACCACGTCAGCGAAGCGTAGGCCGTACTGCCGTTGCCGCCGAATAGGGTCGGAATTTTTGGAGGCGAGCTGCCATCGGCAATCGTCACGTTGTACTTTGATGTGCCGTTCGTCAGCCAATCCACGCCGAGCAGATAGATGTCTGCCCAGAAGTCATTGGCAACTAATGTCATGCCACGCTGGTCCTGACAGGCCGGACGGAAGTTCAGATCCCAGAACGAATACTCGTTGATCTGCGGTGTGCTGTTACCGCCGCCGGGTGAGCCAGAGTGGCCGCCCGGCGCATAGTGGAAGCCGCCGATCTTGCGGTAGTTGCCAGCGCCGGGGGCTGCCGAAAAGTTGGTGGTAGCCTGAACCGTGCCATCGTCCTTGGCCCAGATCGCATAATCAGTACCCGATGTGAGCGTAGGCATGGTGATAGCTGTGGCTACCGAGAATGAAACCAGCGTAGCGCCGATAAAGACGTACGTGCCTGCCTTAACGCTTGCAGCGCCAACGGCAGTCTTGCTGAAAGCAACGGTGGTCGGGTCAGCTTTGTAGAACGTGCCAACGGGGCCAGCAATGCCCAGCGTGGTGCGTGCCGTTGCCGGTAAACCGTCCTCACCTAGTAGACCTGCCAGGTATGCGCGTTGTGCTTCGATGAATGCCTTAAATTGGCCTTCGGTAACGCCACTACCGGTGGCGGCTGATGCTAGTGGAAGTGCGGTGGTCATGTTCTGCTCCTTGAAAATAAAAAAGCCGCCTACGGTTGCCCGTGGCGGCTGAATGCTGCGTTTTGGTGAGTCTTAAAAGCCTTTAATCCGTGCGTCAATTAGCCCGGAAACTGGGTTTCCAGATATGTCATAACACTGGACCAGAGGGCCGAGTGCCGGGTCTTTGTCTAGAACTTTTGCCGAGAACGCGGCGGTTGTTCCTGCTTGAAGCTGCAGGTTGACGGCGCGGATCGCAAAATAGTCCTTTGTGATCGGCAATCGGATGCCTGCCGCCGTAACCGAGATATCGTCCAAAACCTCTTCGATATCCGGCACGTCAAAGCTGGCCTTGAGCGCAGAGATCGTGCCTCGCGTCCCGCCGAAGCTGGTACTGATACGAATCTGGTAGGTATCGTCCGATGCAGTTACCGCGCCAGGCCATGCCATCAGCGGTGTCTGGAATGTCCACATGTCAGCGTTTGCATCCGAGCCCCACATAAGCTGACTGGAATCTGCACTCCACTGCGGCGTTGACCCGGTCACAAACATGGGTGCGCCGCTGTTGGCGTTCCACATTGATGCGGCATCATTGCTCCACATCCGTGTTGCATCGACAAGTCGGTATTGAATTTGCCAGCTGCCAGCGGTTACCGATGCTGGAAGCGTTAATTGCGCTCCAACGCAACCGGGCGGCGTGTGGAATTCATCGGTGTAGACCATGGCTGCATAGGTCGCAGAGCGCCACATACTGGCCGAATCAAACGTCCACATGTTGGCGTCTTCGTTGACATTCCACATCGTGCCGACTTCGTTGGCTAACACCTGTCCGCCGGTAACCGCGCCATTAACCACCCAGCCGGTATAGCCTCTGCCGCCAAGGTCGATGATCTCGACCACGTTATCCACTGGGGCATCGCCCAAATCGAGCACGATTGCCGCCGGAGTCACGCTGTAATTGCCCGATGTATCCACTGCCTTGATCATCAGCGTGCCAAAGCCAGCCGGTCGAACCACGGAGACATACGGGCTAGTCACGATCAGCCCGTCATGAATTGGTGATGCCTGACCCCAATCGCGGCTATTTCCATTGATCCATCGAATTTGGTAGCCATCCAGATCAACGTCTGACACCGAGTTCCAGCTCAATGTGAAGCGCGTCGCTAAGGCGTCGATTGTGAAACCCTGCACATTCTCTGGTGGCAGCGTTTTACCGTACACCTGAGCAGATGTCGACAGCTTTGCGCCAATAAACAATCCGTTGATCGGCACGGCGGTCGCTTCAACAAGGCCGTACCCGTCAAAGTCGACATCAAACGACTGATTCGAGTAAACAGACGCGGTCTGCCACGCGCCCTGATTGATTCGGTATCGCAGCTCTACCCGCTCTAACTGGCTTGTCTTTTGTTGCCACGAGAACGTGATCCGCGTAACGATCTGCCCGGTGCCGATCACCGTCAATCGCTCGCTGATCTGTAGATTGCTGATAATCGGCGTACTTGGTGCCAATAACGTGTAATTCGGTGGCGTTTGGAATGTTCCGTCCCACGCAGCGTAGAACTGCGAATCCTCGTCGGTGGCAACTACCTGAACCCGCGTGTCCGACACCGGAGAAACCGACAGGATCTTGACCTTTTTGCCCGGTGTCGCCAGTGGCGAGAAAAACCACACGTGATCCATCGCCAGCATATCGGCTTGCAATGATGGTGCGCCGCCCGTCAACGTCAGCCTATCTGACTCTCCGGTACCGGCTGCCACCGAATACGTGGTCATTGTGCCATCGGGCTTTTTGATCATCAGGTATTCAACGCCACCTGAGCGAGGCACGGCGCGATCAAGCGTCAGCACGTTGTTGTTCGTCTCTACCAGGCGACCAGAATAGCCCCACTGCGTCAGATCGTGCGAAAGCAATACAACATCGCCCCGCTGACAGACAAAGCCCTCAAAGTCGCATTCCCACTTAACCCGGCGCTTGCGGTAGTACTGTTGCGCGGCCAGATAGTTGGCAAACTTGCCTGCCATACTGGTATTGGCGCAGCCAAACAGATCAACGGTGCTGGTTCGGGTTGGCGTGCTGACGCCGGGTACGGTGACCCGTACTTCGTCTTGCGTCCAATCCTTTGCCGGGTTGACGTAGCGAACAATGATCTCCTCGGCCAGCTGCTCGGTGATATAGCTCACCTCAAAGCTGCCGCGAATGATATTACTCATGCCGAAGGCTGCAACAGGTGTTGCGTTGCGAGCATCCCACACCGCGCCTAACTTGCCAGTGGCCCAGGTAGGCGATGCGAAACCACACCGGGCAATCGCTGTAATGACGTCCGCTGCCGTCTGGTTGCGATCCAGAACAGCGTTGAATGAAAGCCCCTCGTTGGCACAGAAATTCGCCCAAACCGCCAAACCCGCCAGGTCGATCTGGTTGTCGGCAAGGCCAATCCCATATAGCAGTCGGCCATTCGTATCGCGCCGCCCCTTGGCAAAATCCATCATCCAATGGGCAGGGTTGGAGGTTTTACCCCAAACCCATGCGCTGCCGTTCCAGTAATAGGCGTAGGCAGAGCCGAGGTACGACAATTGCGACACGGTGCCGTTTAACTGCTCGCTGGCGCGAATCGTCAGGCCAATGCGGTTCTGACCCACATAATTGGCCGGATCAGTCTGGTAGCTGCGAAGGGTCGACCAATTCGTTTTGTTCTGCAGGCGTGCATCTGTCGAATCGCTGGTTTCCCGGATAAAGCGGACATCGTACGTACCCGTTGGCACGTCGATAAGTAGGGTTGCCAGGCGTGGAGACTGTGACGCACCGCTGATGATGACAACGCCGCCGCTACCGTTAACAAAGCGAGTGCGACCTTCCCAATGGCTGGTATCAATCCACCCGTAATACGAGCCCCAGTATGAACTGCCCCATTCATCGGTGACCCAGCCTTCCGTCCAGCCCCAATCGCCAGACTCCACCCATACCGAGTAATTCTCATAATGGCCAGCCGCAAAACCAGCGCCGGAAATGCTGATATACGATGGTTCGCGCCATGCACCGCTGCCAGATTCGCAGTACTGAACGCGTAATTGAACGCTGGTGCCGTCCAAGCCGCCGCCATTGTTAGCGTAGTACAGCGTGCCTTCGATATCGATGCCGATTCGATAGGTATTGCTTGATGTAGTGCGCGTAATCCACCCGGCAGAGTTTTCCAGCACAGCGCCCTGGGCGCTGTCTACGTTTCCGGGGAAATCGTTGATTCTGCCGTTGCTGTCGTTATATGACCAGCTGTAGTCCGTGTAGTTGCTCATCGGGTTGGTGCCGATGCGCCAATCCGAACGATCTACGGTGCTTAAGCCCAGGTGGAAAATCTGGTACAGGTACTGGTCTTCGCCGTGGTACTCCGTAAACGGCTTTGCGCCGTTGTCTGGCACGTGCCGGTGGGTACCCATAAGCACCACCATCGACTCGTAAGGGCGGGTACGGTTCTGTCCGCCAGAAAGGCTGTAGGTCGATGATGCGCCGCTGTATTGGCCGTTTGCGCCATTAAGACCCATATCCGTAGCCGGGATATTTGCAGCGAATACTGAGTTGATGACAAGCGATCCAGCTGCCATTGCCACAGCACCTGCGGCCATTGCGCCAAGCGAACCGGCTTCTAGGCCGATCATTGCTGCGCCTGCCCCCATCGTGAAATAGGAAACGACAACAATTAGCGCAATCATGGCAACAACTTGAAGCGCATTCGACCCGCCGCCGCCACCGCCGCCACCGACGACCTGAGCCTTGACGTTGATGATTTGGCCGGGCAATGGGCAAACCGTCTTCCACTCATCCACCGTGAGCAGTCGATCATCCAGAATGACAATGATCGGCTGGCGTTGGTCTACGCCGTTGGCCAATAGAATCTCGCGGATTGTTTGTCCTGGCTGCCACGTCTGCGTCGACCTTTGGCAATCTGCAACGGGTAACAGCGGGTGTGGACGATAAATAACGTCCAACTGCTGCTTAACAGGGCTTTGCATCATTTCCATGCGTAATACCCCTCTACCTGCAAAAACACGCGGTGCAGATCACGAATCCGGTGCAATACAACATGCCCTGCGTTTTCCATTGCGTGCAGTACGCATGGCTCATCGTTGACTAACGCAAAAGCGCCGATATGGCTTGGCCGACCACGGCATAGCATCAGGACGGCGTCGCCGTCCTTTGGGGTCTCCGTGCGATACCCGTAAGCATCGACCAGATCTTCCATCTGGCCGGTTCTGCCCAAACGTGAGGCGGCACGCTCCACTTCGATATCGCTGGGTACCGGCAAGCCAAACTGCTCGTGGCGTACCTGTGCCAGCAATCGGGCACAATCTGCGGTACCAGCCTTGTACTCCTGGCCGATGTAGCGCTCTGTCCAATGGGTAGTCATTAAAACACTCCGGGTGCCGTGTCGGGTCGGTATTGCAGCGAGATGGCAGGCTTGGCGAACAGATTGTCGAAGCCAAGCTCGGCGGTGATTTCCTTCATGGTGCAAACCACGTTGTACAGATTCATGTTGATAGACCACTCCACAACGTCTGGTCTTGAACGCATGATCTGCATCATATTGACGGTGCTGCCGTGGCCGCCGCCGGTGGTTTCAATCCAGTACATCAGGTCGCGCCCGACGTTGTCGACAGCCAGTCGTGCCTTGGGCAACTGGTTCTCAAAGTCGTCTGGAAGCACATAACGAAACGGGCAGGCAATAAACGGGTTGCCATTGCTGGTCACGTCCTGCAGGTCGTTTACAACGCGTACCGGCGACGTCAACGCCGGGTGGCTGATTTCCAGCAGATAGAGCGGGGCTTCCTCTGCAGAAACCTCGGCCAGCGTCGACTTAAACTGGGGTGAATAAGTGCGTGCCACAATCAGCCCCAGCTCTCAATTTTGGCGTCAACCATCCAGCCGTCTAGTCCGCCCACCAATGGCGACGCGGCGTACCCGCCAGATACAAACCGCGCCATCACGGTGCTGCCTGATACCGGGTCGGTAAAGTTGAACCACGAAGCGCCCAGGTTAATGGTGCTGGCGTACCAGGTTTCAAACGACTGAAAGTCTGCCTTGCTGGCAAGGTATATCTTGACGCTACGGGTGAGCATGACGCGTGAGCGTACCTTAACCTGACGCGGTGGCCCGGACTCCATTTCGGTACGCATCAGCGCCGATTCGCGCTGCTGGCTGTACCCGGCAAACTGGATTTTGGCGTAGGACGGAAAAGTCGGTGTCGTCATATCAGCCCCTTACATCGTGCCGCGTAGGTTGAATTTGTTGGCGAGCAGCTGCGTGAACTGACCGTTGCCTCGAACGTCTTGACTCATTGCGCCCTTCACCTTGTCGATGATCACGGTGATGATGTCTTTGCCGTTGTCATCGGTGCTTTGCTGGGTGGTTGCCTGATAGCCATCGGAAGCGCCATTGTTGATGACCGTAACCTGAACGTTGCCGCCTGCGCCGCCTGCGCGAACACCAAGTCGACCCGACGAATCGCGGGCTAACGGCATCACGGCCTCGGGACCGGCTTCGCCCATGAGGCCAGCGCCGTTAGCCATTGGGAACAGCGTTGGCCCGCCGACGATGCCGCCGTTTGCAAAGGCGGTAACCTTGCCCCCTGTAAAGGCATTTCCAAGCGCGTTAACGGTGCCAATCGTCATCTGCGAACCGGCATAGTTATATGTACCAGCCCCAGATGGGGATTCAGACGTATACCCAGTGCCGGAAACATTTCCTGCAAAAGCTCCGGCGATCTTTCCGACAAGGCCGGTAATAACCATCCGGGCATAGATCCGCATAATGTCCGCTACCACGCTATTCGCAAAACTGTTAAAGCTTAATTTGCCAGTGGTTGCAAATTGCACAATGGCGTCTTCCATGTTGCGGAAACCGTTTGTAAACGCTGTTTCTGCTGTTTTGCCGTAATTTGTAGCGTTGTCGGCGTAGTTCTGCATGGCGCGAGATGCGCCGGACTCCCAATTGCGCTCGTAGTTCTGCCGGGTTTCAATCAGCTGGATCTGCTTCCGCGTTGCTGTTTCTGATGCTTCGGTCATGCGCGTGATCGTTTCTGTGGATAGTGCGCCCTTTGTCTTTTCGGCATCGCTGATCTGCTTGCTCAATTCCAGCGTATTTTTGTGAGCAATATTCAGGATCTCGACTTCGGATGCTGTCTTACCGATCAGGC